ACATATCGTGTAAACAAGATTCGATAAATACTGCCGCTTCTTTATCTTCTGGGTTTACTTCACCATCTGCTGAATCATCTGAGAATGGGTCTACTCGCCATTCAAGTCGCGTAATAACTTTCTCAATCGCATAAAGCATCGAGCCGATTGTTGGGTCGTTATCAGCCATCTCGCGATAAATCTTTGAACCGCGAATACCGCGAAGATTGACAAGAAATTCTTCAAAGACTGTTCCGCCTGAGCGTCGTAATCCCGTTGCGCCAATTTCTTGTAGGTCAGGTCTCTCTGCCATGTTACCTCTGTCCTACTCTTTGTGGGCTAAGCCAACGACGATTTTTATTGCCTGTTCTTCATCGAATCCTGCATTTTTCAATTCCAAGAATAACTCATGGGTTTGAATTGCAAAAGCACCAAGAACAGACACAACACCCTCACCATTGGAAGCAAAGTTGTCGTACACCCGTAGATTATAGCGCGAGTTGGATTTCGGCTTTTTCTCCATCTAAGATAAATTCAAATGCGTTCAAGCGAAGGTTTGCAGTTTCAATTGCTAACTTACGAGCCAAATCCAAAGTTCCAGCATGAGCATATTCACGCTCTTCGAGAATTCCACCAATTGCATCAAAGCGCTTGAAGGAAATCTTAAAAGGCAATTCATTAACTCCAGTAGTCAAATGCACTTCGACATATTCTTTCGGAGCAATCTCGGTTGAAACATATGGACGACCTTCAGGCGAGACAACAGTTTTGCTACCAGCGATAACGCTAGTGAGCGAATCAGTCCATGCCATTACTAACTCCCATCAATAGATTTACAACCCCTATCATACTCTATGGCGGTTAGAAAGGCGCGGTCTCTGATAGTGGCTTGCTCCATGGGTCGAACTCGATGACGACTGAATCGGCATCTTGGCGCTCGACGAATGAGACAGACGCCGAATGACGCTTGAGGTCTACCCCGACATTAAAGGCTGTGACGGCAATCTTGGAGCGCTTAGCCCCTGAATCTTTATCATCCCAGTTTTCTTGAACTGCCGTGCCTACGACAATGACCGATGCGCCTTTGCGTAGGGATTCGCTTACATTTTCTGCAAGTTTATTCCAGCACTTGATATTCCAAAAAGTTACATCCTTGCTTTCCCATTGTCCCGTGGTTTCATTCTTTGTACTCTTTGATGAAACTACTGTGAAAGATGCAACTGCCTTACCTTGCGGTGTGAACTTTAGTTCTGGGTCTGCACTTAGATTGCCTGTGATTGTTAGCGTTGTCATTCTGTTGCCCTATCTCGTAGAAGTGGTTTTGCGATTATATTTAGTTTTGTTCTTAACTTAATTCGTTCTCTTGTCGAGGTACCGCCCCATATTCCTAATACAGAATAATGAAGCGCGTACTCTAAACAATCCTTTTTTACTACACAGGACTGACAAATTTGTTTTGCAATCCTGTTTTCATTTGAGAAAGTTTTATTTTCTGGAAAAAAATAATCTGTATCAATCCCCCAACAACTCGCTCCCTCGAAATTCCAAGGCTTCTTCACTTGTGACAATTACTTCCTCTCCAACAATTAAACGATGCGGTGCTTCAGGCAGTAACTTAGCCAAAATTCTTCCGTTGCGCCATAACTTGCCAGCGGCAACTCCATCGTAAAAGTTTTTCTGAGGCTCAAGTAGAGAGTTACAGTTATCCCAATATGCACAGCCTTTACAAATATTTAATGCGGGTTGAGCCAATTCAATTTGATGTTGGTCGAACATAACTGGCTCGGCATCTTTGCAAGGCGCATGTTCGATAAATGAAATTAAACTCATGTAGAAATTATGGCATCTTTTTTGTTAAATCTGTGGCAACGACACCAAATCGTTCTTCAAGAAGTTTTACTAAAAGAGCGAGCCGTTCTTCTTCAGCCTTCCTTTGGTTCATCGCTATCTTTGAATCTGACTTCATTATCGCCCCATTCCTCGAGTGCGTGATGCAGTAATCCTTTTAGTCGCCAATCAGGATTTAAGTCATCGGCAAGGGTGAGTGTCCAGTAATCGCTACCTTCAGCACCATCGCCCATCCACTCGGAGACTAAAACCCAGCCCGTACAAATTGCTGGCTCAATAAAGGCGACGCGCCCGATTTCGGCGAGCGCGTCGTCTATTACTGAAGGTTTCTTCATTTCATCTGTCATGAGAAGAGGCTAGTAGTAAAAATTTCTTTGCCAGAATCGCCACGCCGTGCATGGGTCAGAATATCTACTCTCGATATAAATGAACCCGCGTTCGATTTGCTCCTCTACGGTGAACTTAGGGTCTAGTCCTAAGATTTGCGGAATTCCGCCAGCATGGAGGGCTTCTCCATTTTGATACACAGGTGTTTTATTGTAAGCATTGGGACGCCAGTTTGATTCTTTTGTCCACAGCGATTCAAGGCATTGCCATTGACTCTCTGTTTTCCAGCCGTATAAACCCATAGTGTTTTTTGCATAAACCTTTGCGACTTCAGGTTCTCTTTGAATAGGTTGAGGTTTTACAATCTCAACTATTGATTCTTCCGCGTAGGCTTTTGGGTCTGGCGGAATGTGTAGTGGATTTAAGATAACAAGTCCAGCAATAAAAAATGCGATTGGAATTGGTTTTAATAGTTTTTCATAAGTGCGCATATTCCTCCATTGTTCGGAGCAAACATTCATCGCTACTGGATGTAGCGCCTCTTGGTGTCAGTATCGGACTGACATCGCTTTTGAGATGTTAGGGTTTTGCGAACCAACATAAAGGTAGCAGATGATTCTCAATGGGTGTCAAGAGTTTAAGGCGCTCGGTGGGGGAGCAATATCACGCTAGAGAGAGGACGGACGCGCAATAAAGCATCAACCCCACCGAACTTGGGTACCCGAAAGGAAGAATACCCCATTTACTGATTATGTGTTTTCACACATAAGGTTCACCCACTAGGAACGAATTAGCGTTCCTAGTGGGTGAATTTTATTTAGTCGAGGCGACTGCCGATTCTTGCGTCGATTCCGTAACTCTGGAGAACCGTAGCGAAGGCTCTGGCATAAGCGGTCTTTCGGTCTATTGATTGACCGAATTCGCTCACCCAGATTTCATAACCCTTGTGGTAACTTTTGCTACCGATACCGATTGACTTGAGGTAGGTAACGAAGGCTCCTCGCGCTGGCGAGATATTCACCCAAGCGAATCCGCAAAGTCCGTCAAGGACATAAGTTGGCTTTGAATAATCAATCTCATCGCTAAGACCAATCGCATCACCGACTATGAACTTTGGAACTCCAACCTCATGACCAGCCTTGAGACCAGCCTTTATCGCCTCTTTGTAAATGTAAGCGCACTCGCGCTTACCTAGCGCCTTTTTTTGAATTGTTGATGTAGTCATTTAGATTTCCTCTCAGTTCTTGACGATTTTGTTTGCTTCGGCGTAGTACGCCTCGGTTATATCCTTGACGATTGCTTCGATTTCTACGCCCTTGACAGAGTCAGCCTGTATTGCTGTTGATAATTTATTACCTGCCTTGCCACTTTTCAAGATTGAAATTAACCCAATTCTGATTTCAGGCTCAGGGATTTCATTCTCTGTCCAATCATTACTAGCCCAAATGCCATTTGTGAAGTATTCATCACCTAAATATGTGACCTTGAAATCCGTCGCACCGTCGTAACTGACACATGCGCTGAAAGTAGTAGAAATAATCTTTTCACTCCAGGCGTGGATTACTTGACTCATTTCTTATCCTCTCTCTCTTGTATAATAAGTATAACCTACTGGGGTTTAATAATCAACTCCATACGAGCCTTGCGTCTAGCGTGTCTCTTGTCGGATTCCTCTGCCAAGAAGCGCTCGCGCTCCAGTCTGCGAATACGAGCAAGGCAGGCTTGAGAGACTTTTTCAGGCTCTTTGAACTTAAACCATGATGGAAGTATCACCCAAACCACCTACCTGTCTCTATTGACCCCACAATGCCAAATACGAGCAAGATTACGGCGTAGAAAATAACCGCATCGATTGTGTCCGAGACCTTCTGACCTCGAACTGTAATCTGACCGCCTTCTCTGGAAAGCAACTTTGCCAGCATTTACTTACCCCTTCTGATTGGTCGAACTATTCCGTACTGTTCCAATGAAACATGAGGCTCGCATCGAAAGCAATAAGGATTTCCCTTAACGATGGTAATTCTGTACTCGCTTAAACAAATTGTGCATTTCATAGTATTACCTCCTCCTCTTGTCGCCCTTGGAAAAAAGCCACAATCTCAGACTTTGAAATTGTTTTCTCGAGGACGATTCCCTTTTTATCAAGACGATTAGCAAACCACTCTGCCTTGCCTTTGTTAAGTGTCCAAGCCAATCCGTTTTCATTTATTCCTTTTTGGCATCCCCGATACACCGTCAATGTTTCAGGGAAACTTTTGAACTTTGCAAACTCTTCGGCATCCATGAGGCACTCACGATTACCGCGCTTTGATGCGAATAGAGTTTTCCATTGGTTTATATTCTGCCAAGAGTTTTCTGTATCTGTCCAAATACTGCCTAGGAT